CTCTCGGCCATCCAGCACGCCATGAACCTGCGGCTCCAGGATGAGCGGGCCTTCTGGGCCGAATACCAGAACGAACCGCTACCGGAAGATGACGGCGACACCGATCAGCTCACGGCGGATGCCATTGCCGCCAAGACCAACGGCTATCCGCGCAGCGGTGTGCCGGTCGGGGCGAGCCACCTGACCATGTTCATCGACGTCCAGGGCAAACTGCTGTTTTATGCCGTCGTCGCCTGGGATGAGGATTTTACCGGCTACGTCGTGGACTACGGCGCCTACCCCGACCAGCAGCGCCGTTACTTCACGTTGCGCGAAGCGCAGAAGACCCTCGGCCGCGCTGCGCCGGGTGCGGGACTGGAGGGGTCGATCTACGCCGGTCTGGAAAGGCTCACCGACGATTACCTGTCGCGCAGCTGGCGGCGCGACGATGGGGCCGACCTGCGTATTGAGCGGTGTCTGATCGACGCCAACTGGGGCCAGTCCACCGATGTGGTCTATCAGTTCTGCCGTCAGAGCAGCCATGCGGCCCTGGTCATGCCCAGCCATGGCCGTTATGTCGGGGCATCGAGTGTCCCCTTTAGTGAATACAAACGCAAACGCGGCGAGCGGGTGGGTCATCACTGGCGGATTCCCAACGTGCAGGGCCGTCGCCAGGTGCGCCACGTCCTGATCGACACCAACTACTGGAAGAGCTTTGTTCACGCGCGACTGTCGGTGGCGATGGGCGATCCGGGTTGTCTGTCGCTCTTTGGCCGCCAGGGTAGCGAGCATCAACTGCTGGCCGAACACCTCACCGCCGAATACCGCGTGCGGACCGAAGCGCGAGGCCGCACTGTGGATGAATGGAAGCTCCGACCCGGCGGCCGTGACAACCACTGGTTCGATTGTCTGGTCGGTACGGCGGTGGCGGCGTCCATTCAGGGGGCGGTCCTGCCGGGTACGGACGCCCAGGCCGCACCGACGCGGCAACGTATCCGGCTCTCGGAGATGCAAAGGAACAGACGCTAGATGGCCCAGCCAACCGACATGCGAACGCCCATCCAGAAGCGTGGTCTGCAGTGCCCCCGTTGCGGCTGCGGCCATTTCCGGGTGCTTTACACCCGTCGGGCGTGGGGTGGTCGCCTACTGCATCGGCGTGAATGCCGCTACTGCGGGCGGCGTTTGACAACGTATGAGCAAGCCACGGCGACAGCGTCATAGTTGGTGTCCAAGGCTCCACGTTCTGCATATGGAACAATTTTCGTACTCAACGGAAATCGCACGCCATTTTGTGATTTGACCGGGTAATTGACTTATAGGCGGCCATGGTTCGGTCGCTCTGGGAGACTTACATGGCCGAAGACCTCGACAACACCATCGAAGAGAACGCCGCCAGCCCGGCCAAAGCTAGCGGCGATAGCGGCTCGGTGGAGCAGCACAAGCTCACCGACCAGATCGAAGCGGACAAGTACCTGGCCAGCAAGGCGGCTTCGCGGCGGTCGGGCTGGCCGCTGCGGCTGTTCAAGCTCTCGGCCCCGGGAGCACGCTGATGCGCTGGTTTAGACGCAAAGACAGACGCCCACTCGTCCGGCGCGCGGTGCGGCTGGTTCGTGCCAAGTTCGACGCGGCCGGCACCACGAGTGAAAACGCCCGCCACTGGGCCCAAGCCGATGGACTCAGTGCCGACGCGGCGGCATCACCGGCAGTGCGGCGCATCCTACGCAATCGCGCCCGCTACGAGGTGGCCAACAACAGCTACGCCCGCGGGATCGTCACAACGCTGGCCCACGATTGCGTGGGCACGGGGCCACGCTTGCAGGTACTCGGCGACGATCAGCAGGCCAATCGCGACCTGGAGACGCTCTTTGCCGACTGGGCCTCGGAGATCCAGCTGGCCGCCAAGCTGCGGACCATGCGGATGGCGCGGGCCTCGGATGGCGAGGCCTTCGGTATCTTGACCATCAACCGTCAGGTGGCCTCGCCGGTCAAGCTCGATCTCCAGCTCATCGAGGCCGAGCAGGTGGCCACACCGGTGGACAGGCAACTGGACGTGCGGCGGGGATACATGGACGGCATCGAGTGCGACCGCTTCGGCAACCCCTCGGCGTATCTGGTCCTGCGCGACCATCCCGGTGGTGCAATGCTCGCCTCGCAGCGCTACGACCGCATCCCGGCGGCGGCGATGGTGCACTGGTATCGCAGCGAACGGCCGGGTCAGCATCGTGGCGTGCCGGAGTTGACGCCGGCGCTGCCCTTGTTCGCTCAGCTGCGCCGCTACAGCCTGGCGGTGCTGGCCGCGGCCGAGACGGCGGCCAACTTTGCGGCGGTGCTGTATACCGATGCGCCCGCCAATGGCGAGGCGGCGGCTTTAGAGCCGATGGATGTGGTCGAGTTGGAGCGTAACATGGCCACGACGCTACCCGACGGCTGGAAGCTCGGCCAAATCGACGCCCAACAGCCCGCGACCGGTTATGGCGAGTTTAAGCGGGAGATCCTCAACGAGATCGCCCGCTGTTTGAACATGCCCTTCAACGTCGCTGCTGGCAATAGCTCCGGCTACAACTATGCCTCGGGCCGCCTGGACCATCAAACCTATTTCAAGAGTATCCGGGTGGACCAGGCGGACCTGGCGCTGGTGGTGCTGGACCAGGTTCTGGCCGCCTGGCTGGATGAGGCGGTCCTGATCGAGGGGCTCTTGGCTCAACACTTTCGCCAGCGCAACACCCGTCTGGCCCACCAGTGGTTCTGGGACGGTCATGAGCATGTCGATCCGGCCAAGGAGGCCCGGGCCCAGGCAACGCGGCTGGCCAACCTGACCACCACACTGGCCCACGAGTACGCCAAGATGGGCCTGGACTGGGAGACCCAACTCATCCAGCGGGCCAAGGAGAAACAGCTCACCGAAACGCTGGGCCTGACAGACCAGGAGAGCCTGCCGGCTAATAAAACCAACGATAACGCCGACGCCCTCCCCGATCCGAACGAGTTTCAAACATTGGCTAAATCGTAAGTGGTTGCAAGGCAATAAGTTGCAGAGGGCAAATACTGGGGTAAATTATGGGTAATCTGGGAGGCTGGTTAATAGGGTGGGGTGATAGGGTGTTCTGGCCTGTGGGGGAGTGAAAGGGTAAGAAGAGACGAGCTTCTTCGAGAGGAGTTACGGAACTGGCGGGACAAGAGGGGCGGAATCAAAGCAGTAGGGCAGGAGAACGCGGCCGCCGCCCTCCCCCACCCACCGGCGTCCCATCGCCCCGACGCCCTACGAGGCGGGGGCGGGGGGCATGGATGGTACAGCCTCTTCTTCGGCTGTAGGCTCTGGTGAAACAGTTGATGGGAGCTGACCAATGCAGTTATTCTCCATAAGTAAAGACAGCCAACACGAGCATTCCAAAAACAATGAGAATTCCAGGTCCTCCTTTTGACTTTTTAGCTGCTTTTTTCTGGCTTTAATTCAGGCTGGATAGGTATGTGTTCTTTACATTCGTCTATAAGCTTTTGTGTCTCTGTAAGCAATGAAGATTTGGGGTACTTTTCCTGCAAGGCTCCCAGTTCGATCAAGGCATGTTCATATTCTTCGGTTTTCATAAAGCACAGAGCCATCCAGTAGCCGGCCTTTTCGGAGGAAGGATCCAAATCCTGCACTTTCATAAAGCCTACAATGGCCCTGTCGTAGTTAGCGGCGTAATAAAACCCAAGGCCTCGCATAAAATGCAGTGAGGCATTGGGATTCTTGTCAATATCATTGGGGTCAATTGGCTCCAGTTGCACGTTTAAGTTCTTGCAGAGTTTGTTGACAAGGCCGTAAGTTGCGGACACGATCTCGGTAGGTTTACCTTGAACCTGTTCGCTGGTAACAAGTCGAGCTGTATCTATCTCATAGGCGTGGACATTGATAATAAAGTTCTCCTTAGGCTTCGTTATTCCGCCGACACAAATGCGGTCTGCCTTGAGAAGCTTGCCTACTTTAATCGCTGTGACCGGGTCAGTCAGACCGAGCAACGATATCTTTTGTTCCTTCAGGAGGTCTCGCAGCCTGTGACGTTCAACGAGTTTTACATCCTTTTGC